GAAAATCGTTCTATTGTTTTTATTATATTAGGTTTCGATGTATCATAAGAACCTGACAGTCCATATTCCTTGATTAATGAAAATAATGTTTTTCTGTTTACTCCGAACGACGTCACAGTAGAACCAATATAATTTGTTAGGTGATTTACTTTAACCCTGCATGTACGTGTAGTTTCTCCACACGTTACCTTGATAGTTGCCAATCCTGCATGGTCCCCGTAGATATCAATTCTATTATCATAGCCATTTGCATACGCAACGAATTCGTTATCAGAAGAAATTTTGCAATCTAATATATCAGCCCCCTTTATCGATATATATGAGTCGTTTCTTACGTTCATTGTTATTACGCTATCGCTCAATTCTATACTGGAAGTAGTTTTTCCTGCATTATCATCACTATCACCACACGAACATATTATAGCTGTTAACGCCAGCATTATCATTATACTCTTTTTCATTCCTTATTTTTTAGTTTTATTTTCTTAAGTAAGCCTTACCTAATATATTAAAAGTTTTAAAGTTTTTACTATCATTGATATTCTCTAGTTCGTCAGAATTTATAACTATTATTCCGTATGGAACAAAAATATAGTATCCTATTCCGCCAGTCATCCATTTAAGGAAGTAATTTGCAAAAGCGTTGTAGTCAACTCCCTCAAACGGTTTTACGAATATAAGTATTCTTCTTGTATCTGTAAGTATAGTGCTACATATACCTAATTCATAGTGAATTATATGTGGCTCTATGTTATTTTTATATTTTATTCTTTCCTTTTTGCTTAACGGATATATGTTTGTATTGTTCAGATCATCAGTCCATATTAGACTATCTTTCTGGAACATTGTTATCTTGTCTTGACAATAAGCTAAAGAACAAAATAACGACATTAAAGTAAATGCTACAATCTTTTTCATTTTGTGCTTAGTTTTTCTATGATTGTTAGCAATCTATCTATTTGTTCTTGAAACTTTTTTGAACTATCTCTTTGCGAAGACAATTCGTCAATTAATGAATGTATCATTTCTTCATTAATACTTGCTGCAGAACTTTCATTTGATGCGAATTCGGTTCGTCTTTTTACTTCGTTTGTTAGCATTGATTCTAACAAGTTTTCCATGGCTGTTGGAATAGTATCTCCTGCTTCCCATTTCTGGATAGTTCTTGTAGTAACCCCAATTTCCTTGGCTAGCTGAGACTGTGTCTTCTTAAGTCTGTTTCGTAAGTTTTTTACTTGGCTACCATCCATATAGTATAGATATTTGTTAATATGAATTAAATTCGTAGCTACAAGTACAACTATACGAATTTAATTCGTATATTTGCAACTGTATCTAAATCGTTCAGTGACAAAGTTAGCAAATTTTGATGATAAATAATTTTTTTAACCCAAAAAAAATAGTAATAGATGAAAAAAATGACAGATACAGACTATAAGACATTTAGACAGATATACGAAAGTCTTGATGGTCGTAGTAGCGTGAAAACTCCTAAGCAGATATTTATTGATAGGATAAGTAAAGTTACTATGAAGTCTAAGTCAACTATTAAATGTTGGCTTGCTGGAGCTTTTGTTCCTGACGAGTTAACTAGATCAGTGTTATCAAAGGAACTAGGAGTTCCTAGTGAATTTCTTTTTCCGTCACATAATAATAAGTAAATGGAAACAGAATTTTACACGACGCCTTCTGGTGATGTAATGATTGAGTCAGAAGATGGACCAGCTAAGTTGTTGAAAGAAGATGATGATGCTTTCATTCATACAATGCTAGACAGTATTATGAACTTCTATCCGTGTGCTTATAATGCTTTAATGGCATGTTATAAGACTGTTGAAGATATGAAGTACAGAAACTTCCTTGCAGTAAGAAGATTCATAAAGTGTAATTTTGGTCTATATGACAATCGCAATGATATTGATGAACATAAGAACTTTAATTTTGAATTCGTCCCCTGTCCTCTAAGGGGAGAATGCAAGTTCGATCATATAATATGTTCACCGTCCTTTGATACATCCCTTTCTAAAAGGGAATTAGAAGTCATGAAGATGTTATATGATGGAATGAAAGATGATGAAGTTGCAGATAAACTGTTTATTTCACTCAACACCGTTAACAATCACAGAAAGAACAGTTTTAAAAAACTAGGTGTACACAGTATTGGTGAATTTATAAGATACGCTCAGAAGAATAGAATATTTAATAAATAGTTGATTATGAATAGATTATTAAGAAAATGGCTTCCAAAGCGTATTTACGAATGCGCACAAAAATACATATCGCATGAAAGACATATCATATATCAATGTATATATTATTCCTCAATCATACAATGGAAAGCTAAACTATTGTCAATTAGACATAGTATAGCTATAGTGAAGTAAAATAACTTAAAGAAGATTTACAAAGCTTCCTTAATAAGTTTAATCACATCATTATACGATTGTCTTACTACGATATTATAAGATGAAGCATTGTTCTCACCATTTGGATCCATACAAATACATGCTCGTTCACTGACATATGTGTACACTTTAAAGATATGATTAACAGAAATGAGGAATGTTTGATTGTTAAGATCAGTAACTTCTATAAAACCTTTCATAATTGGAATTTTTAAATTAGACATTGCAAATATAAACATAATTCGGGACGTATGCCATATTTATATGGAAATTTTAAATTAGACACTTAAATTTTATGCGTCCCGATTAATTTTAAAATAATATGATAGACGAAGAAGCATTGAAGATAGTTCTCAACGATAAGTCTTTTAGTAAAGATGAAGCTGTAAGTATCGTTGGTGGTCTCGCTAGATTCAGAGACCTGTGTGAGCATGGGAGAATAAGGTTTGAGAAATCAACATCAGCACAAAATAGTCGTTGGAAATGCAATGCCTATGATGTTATAAGATACGCACAGATTAATTTCAGAGGACAGAGAAAGAAATCTATGGTGCATTCTGTAAATTCAGGCATGGTTACACAAAACGCCGCTGCTGCAGTTTAAAAGTTAAATCTATAAATATTAAAAGTTAGCAAAAGTAAACAAAAATAGTTTACTAAAGTTACAAAGTTAATCAAAGTTAGCAATAAGTTCATTTTCTTTCATAAAGTACTGATAATCAGTTAATTATGACTATCTTTACATCAAGAAAAATAAATATGAACCATAAAAGTACAAGGAAATGAAAGCAAAAGTATTTGAAGATTACAAAAGATTGAGCGTAAGGCAGAAGTTACTTCTGCTTTATGTCTCAGCTAGTTTGTTCCTATTATTAGGATTGTGCGAAGTGTCTATGTTGATGACGCTTATTCTCTCTGCAAACTTTGCGTTTGCTGTTTACAAATGCGATAAAAGTCTTAAAGGTTTTAAAATTGAAGAATAATTAATATTACAACTATGGATGAAAACAAAGAGCAGGTTAGCGTTGAACTGCAACTTCTAAACGCTAAAAACAGCGGAGCATACAATTTAACTCCTGCTGGTCAAATGTATAACCAATTTGTTGTTATGCAGAGAATGGGACAAATGTACTCAGCTAGTACCATTATTCCAGATAGATTTAAAAACAATATTGGAGATTGCGTAATAGCAATTGACATGGCACAACGTATGGGAGCAAATCCACTAATGGTAATGCAGAACTTGTATGTAGTCTATGGAAATCCATCGTTTTCAAGTAAGTTCTTGATAGCTACAATAAATGCTAGTGGTAAATTCTCTACGCTTAATTATGAGTTCAAGGGTACTCCTGGTCAAGATGATTGGGGGTGTAGGGTTGTAGCTTTCGATATTAATGATAAAGAATTCAAGCAGCCTAAATATGGTGACTTCGTTGACATCAAAATGGCTAAGGATGAAGGATGGTATGATAAAAAAGGTAGCAAATGGAGAACAATGCCTGCTATTATGCTTAGATATCGTGCTGCAGCATTTTGGCAGCGTGTTTATTGTCCTGAAATAAGCATGGGACTTAGCACTAAGGAAGAATATGATGATGCTGTAATTATAGACGAGCAGCCAGTTAGAGGCAAGAAGAAACTTATAGATGTAGCTTTAAATGCAGCTGAAGCCGAGGTTCCTCAACAAGCCGAAAATAGTTCGTCTAATGAGACTTCTCAGGAGCAACCATCAAATCCTAACCCTCAGACAGAACAGCAGTCAGAGGAAACAAAACAACGTAAAACTTTACTATAATGATTGATAACACAATAGATCAGCGAAGCCTTGATTGGTTTAGAGCAAGACTTGGTAACATAACTGGCAGTAGGGTTGGTGACCTTATGAAATCATCAAGAACCAAAGGGGAGTTGTTTGGAGATACAGCTAAGGCTTATCTCTATCAGCTTGCTGGTGAAAGGAAGATGAATAAGGATATCGTAGACGATGACGAAATGTTCCAAGAATATCTAGACCAGACTTGTGTAACAAGCAAGGCAATGCGTTTCGGTACTGAAACAGAGGGAGACGCAAGAATGGTTTACATGAATCTAACTGGCAGAGATATCCATGAAGTTTCTAGCTGTAAGCATGATATCATACCTAACTTCGCAAGTAGTCCAGATGGTGTCTATTACGAAGGACATTTCTTAAAAGGCTGTATAGAAATAAAATGTCCGAATGTTAATACTTATGTTAAGTATGCTGTAGAGATTAACGATAACATGAGTTTGAAAAAGGTCAATCCTCAATACTATTATCAGTGTCAGTCTCACATGATGTGTACAGGTGCTGAATGGTGTGACTTCGTTATATACTGCCCTTGGTTGTCTAATCCGATAAAGATTATACGTATCACTCCGGATATTGAAGCTGTCAACCTTATAACAGATAGGGTGATGGCAGCAAATGAGTTTATTGACAATACAATAAGTAAAGAACTATGGACGAAAAAAGTAGCATAATCAATACAAACCTCAGTGACGACAGCCTAGAGCTTGTCGTCACTGAGAAGACGCTTGGTAAATTGATTACCAATGCGCAGCAGATACATGACATGGTAAAAAAGTCTTTGCCGATATATAACGTCACTAATTACAATGACAATAATATAGAGCAAGCAAAAAAGGATAAAGCAGCTCTCAACAAAGCAGCAAAGGCTCTTAATGATAAGCGTATAGAACTTGAAAGTGAGTTTAATAAACCTTTCCTTGAGTTCAAAGCTGTCATTTCAGATACTGTTGGACTTATCAAGCAATGTAGTAATAAGATTGACGAAGTAGTCAAGGATAACGACAACAAGCGCATCGAGAAGAAGAATAAAGATATATGTACCTTGTATTCGTCTATGCAATCTCCTGTTACTCTTGATAAGATATTTGACCAGCGTTGGCTTAACAAGACTGTGACGATGCACAAGGTTGAGGAAGAGATTAACAAGAAGATTGCAGATATCAACACTAATCTTGAGTATTTAAAGAATCTTGCTAATGATGATGATAGCATCTATCAGCAATTAAAAGCACAGTTTCTTATATCTCTTAATCTCAATACAACTCTTGATTTTTTCAATCAGTTTAAGAAGCAACGCGAGGAAGAGGAGGCTAGAAAGAAAGCTCAAGCAGAAGAAGAGGCTAGACGAGCAAGTATTCAACAACCAGAACCTAGTCCTGAGACTTCGCTATTTGAGCAAAAATCCTCTAATAGTGTAACAGAACAGCCAAGTAACGTAATAGAAAATCCTGAAAACGTAACAGGACAGACTAATTTCGTAACTCAACCTGCTATAGATGAAAAAGAATGCTTACAAGGTATTTCACTGTTACCTGCAGCAAGTCTAAACTGATAGCTTTGAGTGACTATCTTAATGACAATGATATAGACTTCGACAAGATAGAGATTGAAGATACTCTATGTAAGACTGACCGAAAAGTAATACAGTCCCTACTGGAATATTCAAGTAAATATATCTGTGAGCACAGTACATCTGCTCCAGATGTCAATAAATGTAGAATGATGAATAACCTTGCTAAGAAATTAGCAAAGATGGATTGATTGAGTTCTCAGCCTGTACAGTTTGTGAAAATAGTGCAGGCTTATAATTTACCACCTTTACCACAAAAAGGTCTCATAACGAAAATAACAACGAAATAAGATATATTATGATACAGACAATAATTGGCGAATGTCCTTCTAAGAGTAATTCATATAAGATCATTAAAAAGTTTGGGCACGGTTCTCTCTGTAAGACTGAAAAACTTACGAATTACGAAAAGACATTTTATCTCCAGTGTAACCACTACCGTAAGGCTATGATAAAAGGCTTATTTGAGTTACACGTTGATGTATATTTCACTTCCAACCGGCACGACCTCGATAACTGTTTGAAAATCATACTTGATTGTTTGCAGAATATTGAAGCAATCAAGAATGACAACAACTGCGTCAAGATTGTAGCTACGAAGTATGTAGATAAGGCAAATAAACCACGTGTTGAATTTAGTTTAGTTGAAGTATGACAGAATTTAAATGCACATATTGTCCAGATAAAGGAAGATGCGATGAAAGCAAATGCCCTATCGACAACATGATTACTGAAATACAGGAAATGCAAGAGTTTCTGGAGATAACAGCAAGTGATAATCCTACAGAATTACTGCAACGTCTCACTGATCTGAACGTCTATCTTGCAAGAAGTGGAAAAATGCTTGCAGATGCAAAGAAAATTCAAGATATTCTTACAGCCAATATCTTTGGTTCTAAGGGTGATTATATCTCTAGACTATCAACTACACTAGCAAGTAAGTTTATCACGTCACAGACAGCTATAATTAATCAACTGGTAACGTGGATTGACCGCATTAATAGAACGTGTGTGCATCAGTCTGATAATATCAGAACTCAGATAAGTTTTGCCAAAATGGAAAAACAGAATATTAACAGAGGAATAGGCGCATGAGTGTAAAAGTTAAATCAAAGTTAAACCATTGTAAAAGTGTCTGTTTATTAGACACTTTATATTACTTTTACCACCAGATTTCAATTATCGGAGTGAACGACCGTATGATTAAGATACTCAATAGATTTATATATGACACCCTCCTAGCAAGTAGTCCCATCGTTCAATTATGGATGAAAGCTAGGAGTCGTGTTTTTTAATTTAATATGATGGACGGTTGGATAAAGATACATAGAAAGATAACCGATTGGGAGTATTACGGTGACCCTAATACTTTCAGGATATTTTTCCATTGTCTAGTCAGTGCTAATTACGAGGACAAGCAATGGCAAGGTATCAACGTCAATCGTGGTTCTTTTGTTACGACAACATCTGATTTATCTAAGACGTTATCAATGACTCCGATGCAGGTCAGAACTTCTCTCAAAAAGAATGTTCAGGCAAACACTATAAGCATAGAATCAACGAATAAATACACTATTATTCATGTTCTTAATTTTGAGAGTTATCAAACGTCTGAAAACGGCGAGCAACAAACAAAAACTCCAAAACTTAACAAACAGAATAACAAACAAAATAAATCTGTAAATGGCTCAATATCAAATGGTTGCGATACAAAACTATTTACGAATAACAAACAAAATAACAATCAAATAACAAACAACGTAACAAACAAACTAGAAAGTTCCCCCTATAACCCCTATAAAGAAGAAATACAAAAGAAGAAAGAAAATAAAGAAACCTCTAACTTTATCAAGTTAGAGGAAAAGAAAGTCAAACTTTCTTTTGCTGCCAACAAAGAGGCTTTGACAAAGCGAAGCAAAACTTTTGGCGAAAACCTAGTCCCTTACATAGAGACTTACGGCAAAGAAATGATACGAGCTTTTTACGACTACTGGTCCGAGCCTAACCGCTCATACACCAAGATGCGATGCGAACTCGAAAGAACATGGGATTTAGGGAGAAGACTTACAACGTGGTCGAACAGAGATAAAAAAAATATCAACATCAAAAGCAATGGAACAGAACATAAGCAACAACAACAGCAAGAACGAGCAAATGAAATCCTTGAGCTTAACAGAAAACTCAGTGAGTCTGACGGTTCGATACGGTAATTTTTCTAAGTTCCTCGTAGCATTCAATCCTGATGTTCAATATGAACTAAGTGCTGAAGTTGAAGATTGCTATTTTGGCTATTATCCTACACTTGCACGCCTTGACCGAGAATACTGCAATACTGCATCAATTCAATGGCTTAATATTCAGATATACAACCTTAACGAATTCTGTGGATGCAAAGACAAGATGTCACCTCAGCAAGTACTTGACTGTGCTAGAACAATAAGCACAATGTACTACTACCTGAAAGTCTCGGAATTGATGTTATTCTTCTTTCGGTTTAAAGCTGGTAAATATGGAACATTCTTCGGTTCAGTAGACCCCATGACAATAACATCAGCCTTGTCCTCTTTTTGTCGAGAAAGACTTGAAGCAAATGCAAAGCACGAAAGCGAGATCGCAATTAGAAAAGTTCAAGAATACAGAAAAGACGCTATTTCATACCAGGAATGGCAAAAGATAAAGTTAAACCATAAAAGTCAAGAAAATGACAAAGAACAATGAATTTAGTACAGTCGTCAATCAGTATCTGCAGAACATGGCAGAACATGACGAAGCTTTTGCGGAAAAATTCGCAAACAAAGAAAAGTCAATTGTTAAGTGCTGTGATTATATTGTTAATCAGGCCAGAAAACAAGCCGTGAAAAGTGCAGCAATAGTCCAGGACGATGTTGTGTTCGGATGGGCAGCACATTACTACCAAGAGACCAACGAGGATTTGGCTAATGAGGGTAAGGAGAAAGCCCAAGATGCTAAACCTAAAGAGGATAAGGTTGCTTGTACGGTTAGCATCAGTAAGCCTACTAAGCTTGCAAAGAAGCAGGAGAAATCGAAGTATATAGAACTAGACCTATTCGGAGGAACGTTATGAGAAAACCTAGAACACAACTTGAGAAAGACGCTGTAAAGGTCAACTCAAAACTAGCTGAGAATATTTCTCTATGCGATAAGAAGATAATCATCAAAGGTATAAAGTCAGATAGAAAAGCTTTCTAAGCTTAATCGTGGTGGATATATCTATTTTACCTTGAAAGAAAAGAGAAAGAATTTAGATGTAACAAGGCTATATAGATGCTACGTTTTCAGCAATAAAAATACTGGTACTTGTTATATCTTTTGTGAGATAGCAAGAAAATTCACAAATGATAGTCAATCATGTTATTTCAGCAAAAAGCGTTTTTGCATGAATTGCTATACATCTTGGGATACATTCTCTTTCGGTTCTGATATAACGCTAACTTCTAATCATCAAAACACATGGGGATACTCAATAAGTGGTCTGTTTGAAGAATCACAGTTCGACATTAACCGGCATGCAGGAAAGAGGGTAAAATGTGTAAGCAGAAATCCAAAGGAAATATCAAAGATACTCAAAGTACCTTATGGTGAAACACTTTACAATGCAAATGAGGACTTGATTATCGATGCACTTACTTTCTACTGTAATACGAAAGAGTTGCTATCAAGCATAAGAATAGCTAGAAAGCACGGTTTTGTTTTTACTGAGGAAAATACGCATGAATGGTTTGATATGACTGATGCTATAATTAAGACCAAAAACGATAACCACAATCCTAAATTTCTGGCACCAGATGATCTGAACAATATGCACAATTACTTCATTTCAAAGCTTATAACTCTGCAGAGAAAGAAAGAAAGACTAGCTGAGGAACGTGCGATGATTAAACGAGAAAAGGAGCAGCTTGCTAGATTAGAGGCTGAACGAAAGGAAAATGATGATTACATCAAGAGACGCAGACGATTCTTTGACTTGAATATCTCCAATTCTAAATTTGATATACATGTTTTGCGTGATGTCCAGGAGTTCTTTGAGGAAGGAACTATGATGCACCATTGTGTTTTTGCAAGTGGATATTACAAGAGACCAGAATCTCTCATACTCTCATGTAGAGATAAGCAAGGCAATCGAGTTGAAACAATCGAAGTTAATCTTAACAGATTTGAAATTGTTCAATGTTATGGCAAATATGACAAGTTTACTGAGCACCACAAAGCTATACTCAACTTGATAAAAAAGAACATGAACAAGATTCGCATGTGTTATAATGGCAGATATAAGGCTCACAAAGAAAATACAGAGCTATTACAGGCTGTATAACATGATATTCAATAAAATACTAACCAACGGCTTAACAGGCTGTTAAAACGAAAAAAATAATGGAAAACTACAATGTAAAAGATGTTTGCGTATTTGATACTGAAACAACAGGCTTACCGCCAAAAAAAGCAAAATGGGATGAAGACTTTGATAAGTTTCCTCATATAGTTCAACTCGCATGGAGTTTCGGAGATAAAGAAAGATCTGAAATAATATATCCTGATGGCTATGAGATACCAGAGGAAACGGCAAAAATACATGGTATAACAACACAGATAGCTATTGATAAAGGCAAGCCGTTTGTTGATGTTGTTGAGGAATTTATCAATGATGCTAATACAGCACCGTTGATTTGTGCACACAACATATATTTCGATACTTCGATTATCAAGGCAAATGTATTAAGATATCTTGGACGTGAATATTATGACGAGATAGTTGATTCGGCACTTGATAAGTGTAAGAGAATAGATACTATGTACAAGACCGCCAAATTTGTAAATGCTCATACCGAAAGTGGACGTTTTAAGTTCCCTCGATTAGAAGAGTTGTATGCTAGACTTTTCAACAATGAAACGTTTCCGGCACACAATGCGCTTGAAGATGTAAGAGCACTGAAAAAGTGCATTGGTCCTCTTGTTGAATTAGAATTTATTGAATTAAAACAAAAAGAACAACTATGAAAGCAAAAATATTAGGAAACCATAGGGAGATAAGCGATGATGATTTACCATTTTATGAAAAAGAACACAAATGGCACTATGAGCTAAATGATGGTGATATTGTTGATGTAAATATGAGTATAATGGCTAATTCAATGGAAGGTAGAAATACACCTGAAGGAATGTGCTATTTATGCAAGCATCATGGTAGATATGAGTACCTACCAGTTACGTGGCTTGATATTGACTTCTCTGAAAAAGATATCGACTGGGAACAACGTCTGTATGAAATTTCAAATGCTAAACTTGCTAGTATGCCAAGTGATACCAATAGTGGTTCAATTAGATTTAAAGTTAAATTATCTATCGAATACGCTAATGAGTTAGTTAAACAATTAATGGATAAATATTATGAAAGTAAGAATTAGAGCAACTGGCGAGATAATAAATATCGCAGAATACGCAAAAGTGACACTTGACAAGTGTGATAGCTACGGAAACCCTATAGAACTTCCATTCGATGAAGTTGAGGTGATTAATCAACCTACTATGGAAGAGTTAGAAGCTAGTCATACTATCTTTATTCAGCCTTCTGATATGCCTTCCGAAAAGCGCATGAAGTTTGAAATATGCAAATGCGTTATATCCTCATTAGAAGTACATTCAGAATCTACCATAGAATCTGATTGCAAATTAGCTTTGGATATATCTAATGAAATGATGAAGCAATGGAAAGAAAGCGAGGCAACCAAATGAATATAACAAAGACAGTTTCATATGAGGTATTTGATGTATTTCCTGGATATTTTATGTCAAATTTTGGAGCTTTTAGAGAAGCAAGAGAAAAACACGGTTTATCCGTTCAAAGAAAATGTTTTTGTTGCGATAAAACGTTTAAAGACGATGATAAGGTAAGGCTTGTTACTGTTAGAGGTGGTAATAAATTATTCTGCCCAAATTGTGCTGCAGAAGCAGAAGGACAACTTAAAAAAGAAAGAGAGGAAAAAGAATGAAACATATATTGATGTTAGCAGCAGCTATTCTTTTCGTAAGCTGCGATAAAGGGACAAAAATTATAATCAGAAATGATGTTCCTTTCGATAAAGTTGAGCACTTCTCGTATAGAGGTCACAAGTATATCAAGTTTTCTAAATATGAGGACTGGCAAAATGGTATATGCGGTATAGTTCACGATCCTAATTGTAATAATCACAAATAATTTTATTATGGCAGTAGTAATAATAATAGCAGCAATAGTCTGCACAATAGTATTCTGTATCTCTTTCCTTTTAGGAATGAGGTACACAATCAAGAGATTTTCAAAATCTGTAAGTAATAGCCTTGTTTACGCTCTCAAGAAAAGAGGATATTCAGACAAGACTATAGATTCTATACTTACAGTCGTTGTCAACTCTATTAAAAGCTTTTAGTATGAAAAAAACACCACTACAGTGTAGGCAATGCACTAATTCAATCAAGAGACGCTTGAAAGGTAAGATAATCAATCAACCTCAGAATAGTGAGATAGTCTCCGGATACAAGTCTGCTATAGATTTAATCAGCAAAGGCGTCACGTCTTACGAGAAGATAGACCTGTCAAGTCTCAATACGCCTCAGGCAAGAGCAATAGCATTCTTAGCTGTTGACTTCGTTAATGGCATTACTGCAGAGAAAATCTTATTAAAGATACCTTTGAGGAAAATATGATTGAAACTATATCCTATATTGGTATGTTCCTCTGTGTAATAGATGTAATAGTATTAATTTTAGATAATAGAACATGATAATATTTCATATGCCTAGTGATTACCTTCAAGAACTTCTTGAATTTGTAGACGAGTGCTTGATAAGTTCTAAAATAGAGAGGTTGTTTCATATATATGTAGAACGACTACATGGTAGAAACGTTGTTAATAATATCTACTGGCATCGCATAAGAAGCAACCCTACAAGAAAGAGTTATCATCGAACCATGAATTTACTTTGCAAATAGCAATCCTCTGTAAATGAGACACATAGAATATCATAGAATTTAAATTGCAAATAAGAATATTATTTATTAATAACATAAATATCATCAATATGGCAGAAAATAAGAGTTCTAACGAACTAAAAGTAGCAAAGAAAACAATCACTCAAGATAGAGTTGAAAGTAAATTAAACGAGATTAGATACAGAACGGCAGATTCGAAGAAGATGCTCAACAAATGGCTTGCATCTGACGTCATTAAAAAATGGAACGAAGACTTTATAGATGAAAGCACAGGTGAGAAGGTTTCTGTCCCACGTAACGAATTTATCTTTAAGCAGGGTATGTACTTAGACCAGGACAATGTTCAAAGAGTCCAGTTTAGTATTCAGGCTGGTGAGATAAAAGATATAGAGGTTAGTAATCAGCATCGTGAAGGATATGAATATAAGAACGAAGCTCTGTACTCATATATAGTTCAAGTAAGTAGTGAGCTTAAGAAAAGAAAGTATTTACTCCTTGCTTCTTCTGTAGAAAATGTTGTTGATATCACAAGAGATTATCTTGAACTCAATACAGACAACGGATTCTCAATTACTATGATTAAAAAGAATGATCCTTGCGTTATTCTCAATGATTCAAGATTGTATGATGATGTTGATATCTATGACAGTGATTCAGACGAACAGAAATACGATGATGACGGTAACGAAATTAAGGAAGAAGTTAAGACCGTCAAGTTCTTTCAAATTGACCTTAATGTCAAAACACAGATTGACATCATGACTGACAAAGACGGTGAAAATGTAACATGTATCGTCCAGACCTATACAGCTGAGGATGCAATGGCTCTCATCAAGAGTAAACTTGAAGAGGATGAAGATGCAAGAATACAGCGTGCTGAGGAACAGGCTAAGAGAAATAACAAAGTTCCTGATCCCGAAGATATAGAGAGAAGACATTTCACAGTGTCAACGTTAAAGTTAGGTCCTTTACCTATATACGATATGATACCCAAGGAATTGTCAGAATCATACAATCAAAAAAGTTAACCAAAAGTTAAAGTAAAGTTAGCAAAAGTTATGCAAGAATGTGCTAGAATTGTAAAAGTTAATTCAAGTTACAAAAATAGTGTTTTTCTTGCGTAACTAATTGATAATAAGTAATTTATAGCTATCTTTACATCAAGAAATTAAAACAATAAACCATAAAAGTGTAAGAAAATGAATGAATATGAAATAGAAATAGAGGAAAAGCTAACTAAGACCGTTCTGGTTGTAGCCGAAAACTTAGATGATGCGTTTGAGCGTGTCAAGAAGCTGTATAAAGATGGAGATATAGTCCTAAGTGCAGATGATTTCAAAGAAGTAGAATTTACAGGGTCAATTTAGTTATGAGACTGGTAATCAGAAATAAAGATAAGTTGATAGAATCTTTCGGTGAAGATTACTATAATTTACTTCTTGAAAGTGTCAAGGCTTACGAATATAATTCTGATGATAGATATAGTAGTGATTCTACATGTCACCAGTTTATCAATATTCCAAGCGCACAGTCAGAAGTGATGTTTAAGTTCGCAATAGTAAAAGAGATATATGATGTAATAGTACTAGGATACTATTCAGCAATAAATTGATTATAAAACCATAAAAGTATAAAGTTATGAATCTAGAATTACTAGAACAGCAGAGAGATGAAGCAAGGCTTAACTCTAGCAAGAAAGTATCAGAGTTGAAGGTTGGAGATTTTGTCAACCTCATAGAAAGCGGTATGAAAAATGATAGTGGAAAACTCCTTAATGCAGTCGGTGATATGACGTATAAGGATATCCCCCTGTTGGAAACGTTTTGCCGTATTGAGAAGATTGTTACATGTACTTCTAATGAACTTGATAATCAGAAGTTTAAGTTTGGTCAAGGAGGCTCTCAGTCTGATGCCATAGAGGATAAGGACAACTTCAACGAGTACAGACCAACCAGAGAGCAGTCTAAATCATTCTATCAGAAAGTAACACTAGTTATGTGTGATGATGGTAGATACTTATTTGTTGACGCGCAAGGCAGCAACTATCCTAGATACGTGATGTTCTGGCACGACTGGTCTTCAATGTATTCAAAGGAAATTTCGATATTCAAAAAGATATTGAATGATCGTGAGGAATCAGCCATAAAAGAAAAGCAGTTAATAATAGAAAATATGAAGAAGAAAGCTTATGATGATTTTAGTTTTCTTGACTTCTCAAAGTCTACACTTGGAAACTTCAAAAGAATCTTGGAAAGAAAGTTCCCTAACGGAGTATTCAGCGTGTCTCTCAAACTGAAAAAAATTATCAGCAATTATGAACCTGATGATGTGCTCTCTTATCTGAAAAGTCTGGACAATGATTATAAATATGAGACCTTTGAGTGCAATGATAGTGGATATGGTTCCGGTTACTTCTCCAGAAATGCTCTTGAAGAATTGATAGGTCCTTGTAAATTCAGTCACTTTACAGTTTATTAATATGATAAATTATAGCGAGTTCCACGCCAATGGCGGTTATAGCAATGAAAATTCAGACCCAGACTCTTACGATGACGGAATCAGTGAGGAAGACTATTTTGATTATGATGATTAAATGTTGTAAATATGGACTGTAAGGAAATAGGCAAGATACTAGACAGATACGCATACAAGAACGGTCATGACGGTTCTAGTATATGGAACGAATGGCTTGAATGGATGTGCAATGCTTTTGAATGGCAAACGATTAATGAAAAAGGATTTGAATGTTCATTGCTTGCTGCAAAAAATGACAATGAAGATTACTATCTTGCAATGGTATCGTATTTTGAGTTCGCCTATGAGAAGATTCTTGCGGATGGCGGTTGTGATGCTCTTGGTAACATCTATGAGAATTGTTACAAGAGTAGTTATAAAGCTTCATCTACTGGTCAGTTCTTTACTCCAGAACATGTTTGCGATATGATGGCTCTCATTGTTAAATCGAAAGACTGCAATGAAGATAAGATTATAACTCACAGTGATTGTTGTTGCGGAAGCGGTAGGTTAATGATATCAGAATGGAAGTTCTGTGACAAGTATGCTAAAAACTTATTCGCAGCTGGTGATATAGATGATACATCGGTTCACATGTCAGCTATGAACTTTATGGTGAATGGTATGGTTGGATATGTTGAGAAACGGAATGCACTTACTCAGGAATGGTATTACGGATATGTTGTAAATGCTTGCAAAGTTCCTTTCGCTAACAACTTCTGTTGCTTGCAGAAGTACACAGATGAAAATAAGTTCACACAAGACGTTAATCGACTTTACTCACTCATGAATAACTGGAATGTTGCTAAATATAGACCTAGCGACGATAAGACCCCTTCTCATGATGTAGATACTATCGTAGAATCTCCTGTTGTTGAACGCAATAATAAAAATAAAGAACCAGTGCAATTAGAATTGTTTGGATGAAAAAGTATAAGACTATGAAAAAAGAGCAATTAAAACGAAAAGCAAGTAAGTCTGAGGGACTTAGTCAAAGATGCTCAGCTTGCTGCTTCAGAAACACTATGGTTGGATCTGATATGAAAGTTTCAGAAATATGCAAGGCTTGTAGCAAAGCTTATAGAGAAGGCTATGAAAAAGGATACAAGGCATGCAGAAGAAAGAATTAAATATCAACTTAAAAAAATAAGACGATGAAAGGAATAATGTTAAACGAGCGAGTCGGCTTAGAGACTGCAACGCTCAATCGAATGAAAACGAGAACAGCTCGCAATGAGTTTAAAACTTCAGCTGAATATAATGGAATGTGTTTTTTCACTAAAGGAAAATCAAAATTACGATATGTACGTTTTTATTTTTGTGATGTAAGTTCTTATGAGTCAAAGTATGCAGTTGGTGAGATTGTCGCTATCAAGCAGTCGTATAAAACCGTTCACGAAAAAATGCCAAATGGTCCTGAAAGATTCTTTTTCATGGTACAGTATGAAAACACTCCTGGTTGGACTAATAAAATGTTTGTAAAAAATGAGGTAATGCCACATCAGATAGAGATTACTGATATAAAGTTAGAGAGACTTCAAGACATATCTGATGAAGATTGTTTAAAAGAGGGCATATTGATTGGGGATTTTATCAACACATTGGATAAGTACTACTACGATATAATAGGCGATTGTGCTGTTCATAAGACTTTCAAAACTCCCCAAGAAGCCTTTGCTTCTCTAATAGACAAAATAAGCGGTAAGGGTACTTGGGATCGCAATGAGTATAACGTTGTTTACTATTATAAACTTGTAAAATAGATAAGATTATGAATAAAGAAGCTACAGCAAAAGTTTACACACTTTATACAGAAAGTGGTCGTTGGTTAGGTCAAGTTGTTTTAACAACTGACGGGTCATTTATGTCAATCACAGATTACGGTAATTTTGCCTATAATTGGAATGGTTTTGGCGAAGATATCCGCAAGTTTATTCTAAGTTTGAGTGTCGACTATTTTGCCCAAAAGATGTTTAACGGCATGTGCTATGTATCAAGTACTGATAAAATATATAAAAGTGCCTTATTCTTTTCTGAAAAGATACTTCCAGCTTTGCAAGAAGTGCTTAAAAAAGAAATTGAGTCAGAACAACAAAATAATAATATTATGAACGGATGTGAATTATCAAAATGTCCTTATTGGAATGGTATTAAATGCACTGACAAGAACGAGTATGTTAATGTAAACGGTGATTTGGTATGCGGTTTAAGAGACGATTCCATTTTGAAAGAATAATAAATAATAAGATTATGATAGCAGAAGATTACCTAAGAGATAGGGAACAAGAAAACAAACGGTTTCTTGGTGGAGAAATGCTTAATATAGGTGAAGCATATAAAGCAGTCGACATGGCTCGTAAAGAGGAACGTGAGAAAGCACTAATAGCATATCAGAAAATGATATTAAGATGCCAAAAATGTACTAAAGCATGTTCTTCTCAGTGCGGTACAGATTGCTTGACAAACAAATTCAAAGAACTTTTAAATAAATAAATTATGGAAAGAAATACTAAAAAGTGGGAATGTGCTTGCCCATTCCCACTAAAAATCAAATTTGTAACGTTGCTATATAAAGATGAATTAACTCCATAAATGTATACGTTGCATATAAGATTTTTAAACCTTTGGCTGTCTAAATTGATTTTAGTGCTTTTGTAGTTTGACAGCCGAGTAACTACAAAGCACTTTTAAATTTATATAACATTGTTATACTATTAAAATTTGCCATAAAGATGGCATCTACACCAGATTTGTTCTGGTGCACATCAAAAGTAATAATATATATCCATATATCATATATAATAAAACTTAAATCAGTATTTAACCAGCAAATAAAATGCTAAAATGTTCGATTATAAGACACTTTTTTACTATATTTGCATAAACATATAAGATATGACATACAAGATTTATACATCATATTTTGGCAACATTAGAAAGTTGCATGAAGCAGGAATAGTTCCTATCAGTATTGCAAGATGGAATCCTAGATGGTATAACGGTTTCACAATGCAGGAGCTTGCTCCAACTAAATACATGCTTAGTGATGCTTGTTCAGTAGAAGGATACATAACCATGTATAAGCAGATTCTTTCAGGCATGTATTCTGGTACTATTCTTAAAAGCATAGAATCACTTGGAAAAGGCAAAGATGTTGCATTGCTTTGCTACGAGAAACCTGGAGACTTCTGTCACAGACACATGTTTGCAGAATGGTTTACTAAGACAACAGGTATTCAGATTGAAGAGTTTGCTTCTCCTGTAGTAAAGCAGGTTCCACAATATACAGAAGGCTGTTTGTTTTAGATATGACAAAGCGGATAGACGCTTGACAGTCGGAAAGACGACACTTGCGGAAATAGCTCAGTTGGCAGAGCATCGGTCTCCAAAACCGAGGGTCGTTGGTTCGAGTCCTTCTTTCCGTGCTAATTCAGGTTCGAGTCCTGATCGGTTATTGAGGTTGGGTAAGGGTAAATGAGTTCGACTCTCATCAAGACTTGTCGGTACAAGGAATATGGCATATCGGAAAGACGATTACTGGTGTGGCGGAATGGTAGACGCTAAAGTGAGACTCTTATAGACAGGTTGTCAGTAGCTAAGCTACAAAAGGTGTAGACGTAAAATAAAAATTACTGTTTAAACAAATCACCTATGAGCTACAACTTGGAACAAAGTTAGCAGAGGTTGAAAATCCTCATAAAACAGATTCTGGGAAGTACAGAAGTAAACTCCTATCGTGCGGGTTCGAGTCCCGCCACCAGTTCTATAATGTATGAAGTTGTACATAACCCAAATGATATGAAAAAAATAATATTGAACGAAAGATACCTCAAGACTATTTTAGAATATGAGTCTCTTTATTTGAAGAATGACTTTGTTTGCATGGAGTCAAGTAAAGTAGATATTATCAAAAGCCTTAATTCTAAATGCAGCGTTGGTTATATTGATGAATTTAATGGTAAGCTATTAGGATATTCTTTACTGTATGTAAACGAATATCATGTTGCGTTTATTGAAAAATGTTTTGTTCTTCCTGAATTCAGAGGAGGAGGTCTCCAAAAGGAAATGATTCTAAAAAACATTTCTTGTGCTTGTTTTCATCATGTATTAACTATATTCTCGATGTGCTCTCCGATTAATTTTGCAAGCCTATCCAATTTTGAGAAAACGGAGTTTAAACGTATAGGCGATGTCGTTGTGTCCACTCCTAGAGGAGAGTCTCATAGTAGAATAATTCTAGAAAGGAGGATTGCAGATTGGAAGTAATCGTTGATACAGCAGCTATTGAAAGGAATATAGCTAAGGCACAAAAGTTAGTAAACGTTCCCATATCCCTTATGTTTAAGGATTTCTATGATGATATCAGTAATCATATAAATATCCCACAAAAGATGAATGTTTTCGGGCTTCATTTGAAAGATTCTGTTTGTTATTCTATTAACAAGGCTGATGATAGAAACAGAGGTGCTCTTGTCGTTTCATTAGAAGATTATATTCGTTGTTATCAACTCGGAATAAGGAAATTTTATATACCGATTAATGCAGGAGATAATAGGGAAGGACTTTCTGCTAGTGATGCAGATCAGTTGGCATGTAAGATTGATGATGACTGTGAGATACATGGTCTTATCACATCAGGTTGCATCAGCGACAAAGCACCGTCAATTAAAGAACTCTGTTCTATATTCGATAGCATAAATCATATACCGTCTATTAGTTTAGGTGGTAGCTATTATCTTGCAAAAGGTTTTCTTCCTGATTTCGTTTCAGATATCCGTATTGGTGAGTATATGCTTTTCGGAACAATACCTTATGATAATTGCGATTACAGGTTAGGTGAGAATGGAATCACGTTGGAGACCAAAGTTATAGAGACGTTCACAGATAGAAAGCAAATTCTGATTGATTGTGGTTATTCGGCTGCAAATACAAATAAGAGCAAGCTCCTGAATAGTTGTGATTTGTCGTATATTGACAGCTCCAGCGAATACTCTATATTTCACACAGATGATATTGAGAACATCTTTGTCGGTGACACTATATCATTTATTCCAGATTATAAATCATTAGTCAAGTTACGCAATGCAGAAATTAGATATATTAGATAGAACGTTCGGAATTGAATTTGAGTTCGCAGACGTTGAAAAGGACAAAGTCGTTTTGCCAGAAGGTTTCTCTTGGAACAAAGAGGAAACATTCAGAAACACAGACTGCAGTCCTGTATCTGGAACTTCAAAGTTTGGTGGAGAGATTAACACCCCTCCGCTCCATCTTTGTAAAAATGATATTGAGGCTTTAAGGTTTATGTTTGGCGAAGTTATAGCCAATGGTGCAAAATGTACTTATGTCACATCAATCCATGTGCATATAGGTATTGCTGATTTGGAATTAGAAGACTTAAAAAAGTTGTTTTCGCTGTCTTACTACACAAGTAGATATATCAAGCAGTTTAGCGACCTTGACGAATGGAATGAGGAATCTTGGTACGTTCCTTCTCCTACAGTTGAGTACTACCAGAATGCAATGAACGCTGATACTATGGAGAAGTTCTTTAATGTATTTGCTAACAGTATGCGTAAGGGTTATATACGCCACATGGTTAACGTTGCATCATACTTTAAGCGTAAGACTGTTGAATTTAGGTCATTCAATGAGACTACCGATTTCAATGAAGTAATAGGCTGCATAGCTTTCGCTTACAGATATGTTAATTATGCTCTTACACATACAGAGGAAGACTTCAAGAGAATAATCGATTATGACACGTTTATGAGAGAATTGAAGATACACATCGGCGTACCAAAGAAACATGCTCCTATGGTCTTTGTAGGCGATATGAAGAACTATTCAGAGTGTTTCATATCAAAGAACAATCCTCTAACATCTAAAATGTTGAAAGTACTGCTTGATAATACTGGTTCCGATTTGTCTGTAGTTAACCCGGATATGTATGCAGCAGAGTTGAATCTATACGACAAGGTCAATCTTACCATATACAACAATGACGAGCTTAATGACGTGATATATAGAATCTGCACAGATGGTCTTGTCTTCCATTACTCAGAAGATTACGATTACATTGAAAGATACAATGATGGTAGTCCAGAAATGATGCTTGTATGTTTGTTCCTGTTTCATAGACTGCACAAGTATTCTGTAGACAATGACTATGCAAAGAAAGAACTTGAAGCGTACCAGGATAAAATAGACGAATCTGTTGATAAGTTGAAAATAACCGCTAAAGGCATGATTGAAATGTTCTCAAAGTGCAAGTATGTGCTAGGAACTGTCAATGATGCAGTAGAACACAAAGGTAATGTTTTCTATCAGATAGGCAATAGTCCTAAGATGCGCAGTACACTAGCCTTGCTCAAAAAGAATTCTACATATGAAGGTAAGTTTGAGCAGAAGACAACTCAGTACTATAATCTTGTTGAAGACTTACCAGATGATGTTAATTTTATGATGCTAAGCAGAAACGGATATCTCGCTATGAATAAGCTAGCACAGAGTGGTAGAACGATATTCTACTCTAACAAGAATTCAGAGAACGCTAAGATTGTAGAGTCGTTGAAGAATTTCGAGAGTTATGCTGTCGTGTGTCCTAAAGATGATCTTGTTATTGATGATTACAGCAAGCTGAGTATCTCGGAAGTTGACCCTTCACAGTTCTATCAAGTACAGGAAGTGTTCATCAAGAAAGTTCATAAGATAACACCTCCAAGGTTTTCTTTTCTGGTGTTCTATGACGGCTTTTGTATAGGAGGTTTTGGTTTTGAATATCCTAAAGATCAAGATTATGACCTTTGGCTGTTATCAGACTTCAACACGAATAATGCTATAAAGAGGATAAGCAAACTGATATTGCTTTGCATACAATCTAATGAAGTGAAGCGAACCATTCAACGTAAGATGCGTACAGCTGTAGATAACCTATACACAAAGGTTTACTCACAAAACCATGTCTCAATGAAATATAGAGGTATATTCAAAAAGAATAAAGAAAAGTCTAAACCTGGCTCTCTGATTTACACTTCTGATTTTGGTGTTGCAGGAGATATAAAGGCTATTGTTGAACAGTTTAAAATAATTTTATCAAGAAAAGGCAATTGTTGAACATTTTAAAATAATTCTATCAAGATGAGAAATTGGAAATATAAAGAGATTGATGTTTCTCAAATAGAGAACGCAAAGGAGAACGCAAACAAGATGTCAGACCAAGAGTTTAGTCAACTCGTTGATAATATCCGTATAGGTGGTCTCTCATCTGTCCCTGCAGTATGGCACAGAAAAGAAGATGATAAGTATATCATTATAAGCGGTCATCATCGGGTGAAGGCTTGCATCAAACTTGCTTACACAAAGATACCATGTTTGTGTGTTGAAGAGGATGAGATATCTGATGATGAAAAGATAGCTACTCAGATATCACACAATACTTTGCATGGTGACGATAACAAAGGTATATTGAAGCGCATGTTCGAGGAGATAACGTCTGTTGATTTCAAGCAATTCGCACACATCAATGTTGATGAAATAAGTTCTGTCCCTTTGTTTCAGGGTAGCATAGTACCAGAGATAGAGCATTATAATGTGTCCTTTGTTCTATACAAGAATGACTTGAACCTATTGGAAGACTTGATAGGTGACATTAAAGCTGATATGAAGACAAGTGAATTAGTTGTTGTTGCCAATCAGGATGATACGGAAGATATGCTATTAGGTCTCATCAAGGAAATTTCAAAGAAATATAAGGTTAAGAGTTCCAATATATCATTTGGCAAGATTTTAGAACTCGCAAAAAAACAGTTAGAATATGAAAGTATCAATAAAGAGGATTGTTGAAGCGTACAATAAGAAGGGCTGTAATATATCAGCTACGTGTGAAGCTCTTAATATATCTCGTCAGTCTTTTTATAACTACAGGGATAGTAACGAAAAGTTAAGAGAGCAGCTTGAGGAAGCTGATGAATCTAGACTTGACTTTGCTGAGTCTAAGTTGATGGAGCATATTAGTGATGGTGATGTAACTAGTCTTATATTCTTTCTTAAGACAAAAGGAAAGGCTCGTGGCTATGTCGAACGCACTGAAAACGTTGTCAGTAACCCATTCTTGGACCTGATGCGGTCATGTGACAGCGAAGACGATGACAAGTAATTATGCGTGTAACTAAGAAACATAAAGATAAGCTGAAAGCATGGAGAAATGATTGGAATTTATTTATCAAGGAAGTTCTTCATGCTAGATTGGATAAAGAGCAGCAGGACATTATAAGTTCTGTACAGCACAATCCTATGACAGCGGTTGCAAGTGGAACGGCAAGAGGTAAAGACTTTGTCGCTGCTTGCGCCGTTATGTGCTTTATGTATCTTACACCTAGATTTGACAAAAATGGCAATCTTGTTGAAAACACAAAGATTGCAGAGACTGCACCTACATACAGACAGGTTCATAATATCATGACCCCAGAAGTAAGACGTTTATTTAAAAAAGCTGCTTTCCTTCCTGGTCGTTTGGTAGCTGATGATATACGTACAGATTATGAAGAATGGTTTTGCACAGGTTTTAAAGCAGGTGATGATGATACAGAGGCGTGGTCTGGTTTCCATGCGGTTAATACTATGTTTGTTGTTACAGAGGCATCTGGTATTAGTCAGACTGTATATAATGCGATTGAAGGTAACTTACAGGGAAACTCTCGTTTGTTAATAGTATTCAATCCTAACATCAGTACCGGATATGCTGCTTCTGCAATGAAGTCGTCACGTTTCGCACGTTTTAGGCTTAACAGCCTTAATGCAGAGAATGTTGTTAAGAAAAAGAACATCATACCAGGACAAGTTGACTATCGTTGGGTAAAGGATAAAATAGAATCTTGGTGTATTCGCATCAGTAATGATGATTACTGTGAGGAAGATGGAGATTTTGAGTTTGAGGGTGTTTTATACCGTCCTAATGACCTGTTTCGTGTAAAGGTACTTGGTCTATTCCCTAAGGTCGAAGAAGATGTCATTGTCCCTTATGAATGGATACAGCTTGCTAATGAGCGTTGGCTTATGATGCAAGAACATGGATATAAGCCAAACTGTCCTTCAAGAATAGGAGTAGATGTCGCTGGTATGGGGCGAGACTCTTCCATACTGGTCCCTCGATATGAAGATTATATATCAGAGTTTATAGCTCATAACTCTTCAGGAAAGGCAGATCACATGCATGTTGCAGGTATGATTAAGTTTGAACTTGACAAGAGTACGAAGAATAAGTCTTTAATTGATACAATAGGCGAGGGTGCTGGAGTATATAGCAGATTACAAGAACTTGGTTATATCAATGCTTATTCCTGTAAGTTCAGTGAAAGTGCAAAAGGGCTTAACGACGAGACTGGCGAATATACGTTTGCAAATATGAGAGCATACTGTTATTGGGCAATGCGTGACTGGTTCAACCCACGTAATGGTCATGACCCAGCCGTTCCTCCAGATGATGATTTTATGGAAGAATTAACTGCGACGCATTGGAAATTTCAGTCTAACGGTTCAATAATAATAGAGCCTAAAGAGGATATCAAAAAGAGAATCAAACGTTCCCCTGATAAATCGGATGCTCTTGCCAATACATTCTATCCTAACGATTATGAAGGATTGTCAGACGAGGAAATCTTGAAAGATATGTTATAGTTATAATTAATCAACGTGTGAAGGAGCACGTAACCCAAATTATGAAAAAATTAGAAGAAATTTTAGATCAAACCAGACCTATAGCTGATATAATATCAGATTTGTCTATAAGTTCTGTAGATGTACCCAAATGGGAAGACCTTAGTAAAGAATACGATCCTATGTTGCATGAGATTGTAAAAGACAATACCTCTAGAAAAGACAGAGACAGAAGTGATGGTGTAAGAGAGAAAGCAGCACGTATTCCTTTCGGAATGGAAATGCTTTTCTCAGAACGTCTTGCCGAATTTATGTTCGTTAATCCTGTACGTCGTGATTATAGTCATGATGGTAGTGATGTATCTATAGCTGTACAAAAGGCACTTGAAGATGTCTACGAACATGCCAGAATAGACGATATCAATATTGAAAGAGCTACTTCATATTTTGCGTCATGCCAAAATATAACGTTCTGGTATGCTAAGAAAAAGGAGAATGATTATTATGGATTCCATTCTCAGTATAAGATTAAGTGCAAGACATTTAGTCCTATGGATGATTACGAGTTCTATCCTATTATAGATGATGATGATATGGAGGCTATGAGCTTCGCGTATTCGCAGAAAGAAGGTGACGAAACTATTAATTTCTTCGAGACGTTCACTAACAACTTACATATATTATGGAGACAGGGCGATGGGGAAGATTGGGAAGAAGTAGATAATGATGATATCTATATCAACAATGAACAACTAAAAATGATGCCTCTTATCTATATGTATTCAAGGCGTTCAGCTTTTTACGGCTTACATCCTATTGTTAGAGACAATGAGTATTCTCACTCAGAGGATAGTGATACTACATCTTATAATGCGGCACCTGTACTTGCCATAAATGGAAAGCTAACTGGTGAACCAATAAAGAAAGGCGAGCCAAGACGTATATATAGAACGGAAGCTGGTGGTAAGGTTGAATACGTGTCTTGGAATCAATCTGTAGATGCTGTAGATCATCACGAGAAATTTAACCTTAAAATGATGTTCATGCTTGGACGTGTTCCTGATATATCATTTGAAACATTGTCTGGTATAGGTAATATCGGTTATGACGCAATGCAAACAATGCTTACAGATGTCATGTTAAAGTGTGGTAGGGAATCTTTGCCATTCAAACGGGCATTTGATAGAGAGTTTAATGTTGTAAGAGAAATCCTCAAGATTATTCTTCCTGATAAAATTAAAGATACATGGTCGGCCGCACTCGATAAAATTACTTGCAAGCATAATATTACGCTATTCTCTATTAAGAGCTTTACACAACAGGTAACAGATTTGACAACAGCAAATGGAGGTCAACCTATAATGTCTCAGCGTGAATCTATACAAAGACTTGGTCTTAGTAGAGATGTTGATGCAACGATTAAAGAGATTAATTCAGAAGCAGCGGAACGAAGTAAGAATAGCGTTACAGATATACTGAATCCTAAAGAATAACTTATGTCAACACCGGTACCTAATCAGAAGAAGTTATATCAAGAACTTGCTCAACGTGTTGAACAATACGCACAGCTTGTTGACGGGTTGTATTCAAGTCTTCAAAAAGACGCAATACAACTCGCCACAGGCGTTAAGTATGATTCTGCTAAACCATTTATCTTTGATGATTATCCATCGCTTAAAACAAAGTTTAATGAGGTATTGGGGCGATTCTACAAGGACTTATATACAACTATTAATGTCGGCACCACCGATTTATGGAATAGCAGTAATAGCAGGCAAGATAATTTCGTTAATAAGGTTTTGTCTTACTATGATGCAGACCCGAAAGAAAAGAGATTTGTATCTAGGTACTTCAATAACAATGATGATGCACTGAAAGCATTCCAAAGTAGGTCTATTGATGGAAAGTTTAATCTGTCGGATAGAGTCTGGAATGCTGCATATACAGCGAAGTCTGATATACAAGATGCACTATCTATTGGTTTATCAGAAGGAAAGTCTGCAGCTAAGTTGTCTCAAGATGTTAGGTCATATCTTAATGAACCTGACAAGCTATATAGACGTGTTCGTAATAAGTACGGTAATCTTAAGCTGTCAAAAAATGCAGCTCGATATAAGCCAGGAGCAGGACAGTATCGTTCGTCATATAAGAATGCAATGAGATTGACTCGTACAGAAACAGCGATGGCATATCGTAAGGCTGAACATTTACGCTGGCAAAGTCTTGACTTTATTCTTGGATATGAGGTTAAACGTTCTCATAAGATGTTCCCATGTGATTTATGTGATAGTCTTCAAGGTAAGTATCCCAAGGATTTCGTTTTCACAGGTTGGCATCCTCAGTGTATGTGCTATACGGTTCCTATACTCATGAACTATAATGATTTTTGGGACACCATGGATAGTGACGGCATTGATAAGTCTAAGTATATTTCAAATACTCCTTCTGGTTTTAATAAGTGGGTAAGTAATAACCAGGAACGAATTGAAAAGGCACCACCATATTTTATAACAGAGAATAGAATAAAATGAATAGAACTATAAACATTGATATCTTTGTAGAAAATGTAGGAGATTCAAAGAAGAATTGTCTTAAAATTGCCTACTTATGGGCTCAGGAAAAATAATGGACAAAAAGGGTCTATGTGCAAACGTCCGTGGCAGCATTTCCCATGCCTAACCAAATATCTGTCTGCATCAGTACAAGTAAAAAGGTAAATCCCTTTATCTTATAGTTGAGAGATTCACCCTAATCGTTTGTGGAACGGTTTATGGAGAATTTGAGCACGTATTTATTTTTTTTGATTTATTTTTTTAATGCCTTGTTCAATTAAAAAAAATGCACCTGAACCTAATGGACCAAAAATACCTTTTACGGTTCCCTTAGTTAGCTGTTTAGTTACATTCGCCAAAGGGTGTTCTTTTTGCCATTCTTCTTCTTCAATAGTACTTTCACCAATCTTCTGTATGACATCAATATTATATTTCTCCTTTATAGCATTGTTTACTTTATCAATTGATTTTATGTAGCCATTCACCATTTTTATAAAAAAGTCACTCATATTACTAGTCCATTTAGAATATTAAAAAAAACGAATAAAAACCATACTTTTTATTGTCATAGATTAAATATGAATAAAATTGAAGATTTTATTTATGTTTAATCTTATCAATTACCTTTCCGGCTATATCTCCTAAAATTTCTCCTGCTATAGGTGTAGCTACTGCTTTTAATGCACTTTTCCCTAAACGAGTTGCGAGATATTTTCCAGGGTGTTCCTCTGCCATTTTACGCATTTTTTCTTCTTTGGCTTCTTGTCTAGCCCTTCTTTCTGGACTAAATGCTCCTAATTTGTCTAATCCGACATAAAAAGCATTAAATACTTTGCCTGCTGCTTTCTCAATTTTTTGACCCATAATTATTAGTTTTAATTATTAATATTGTTACTTTTAATTAACGTAAGTTCGATGAATTTCAATTTGTTGAATATTAGATAAATAGCGATATTTTTTGTATAGCAAAATAACAAATAAATACTGCTATGTTTAACGATGACAAACTTACAAAAAAATATTGTATTTCAGAAGATTTTTCTCAAATTATTTAATGATCAGATGAAAAAACATGCTGTTAAAGATAGAAACATTTCTTGAAAGAGAATATATCACAGAGAATCAACGATGAGAGGGACAGAAGTTATGACGATAATTATTTTTTTTCATGTATCCAGATATCGCTGTCTCAAACATTGCTATTTTCGGTATGTATGTGTAAAAAGTGCTATGAGAGGAAAGGATTTGTTGCTATTGATAAATACTATGATGATTTAAATAAATATATTTGGATGTATAAAAAGTTAACCAAAAGTTAAAGCAAAGTTAGCAAAAGTTACACAAGAAAGTCACAGAATTGTAAAAGTTAATCATAGTTAGTAAAATAGAATTTTGTTTGTTTAAAGTGCTAGTAATCAGTTAATTATGATTACTTTTACATCAAGAAAAATATTAAACCATAAAAGTATAATAGAATGAGAACAGATTTAAACAGATTTAAAAGAATTAACGGAGCAATAAACTTTAGAGATTCTGCAATGGCTATAAAATTACTTTGCAAAGTTTCAAACACTGACATTAAAGAAGTTAATTTTTGTAAGGTTTACTTTGAAATAGGTTTACCGTTGAACGTTATACTTAGGATGTATTATGACGGTGACGACAAAATTTCAGAATATCATTTTTATGTAACTGACGATGATGGTCATTGCGAAATATGCATCCTTAACTCTGATTTTCAGATTATCTAACAGTTAAGTTTTAAATAATATGGAAACAAAGACGAATAAAGCAATAAGACTATTCAAAGAGGGACATCTTAAAGAAGCCTTATCCTTATTCTGTAGATTTAGAATAGGGTTTACAAAAAGTGAATTACGCACCTTACAGATTGCCTACGAAAGTTCAACAGGTAAGGATTCGTTCTACAAGTCGTTGGGTATTAATACAGACGAGCAAGTAGTAAACGCCATCAAGATTATAACAGATAAATACATAAGATAAGGTTATAGTATTTAATAATTGTGAGTACGTTTTTTCCTCGAAAGCTCCTTTGAGATACTCTCACACTAATCAAAAGAATCTGAAAGTATGAGAACAGACGATAGAACGTCTATAATCAATAAGGTAAAAACACCTTTGCTTAATACATACGCAAGAAGTCAAATAAACCATAAAAGTAAAAGATAATGAACACTTATGTAAAGTATTGCCCAAACGTATTCGTGGCAAAATGTGACACAACACATGAAAAAGGAGAAACAATCGAAGTAACTACTAAGTACGGAAAAGAAAACGAATGTATAGTTTTCAACCTCGTTGCAGAACGTAACAACTCGTACTATTATTCAATAGTTCGTGCTGACGGATTCGATAAACGAGAATGGCTACATAAACGTGCAGAACGTGCTAGACAGAGCGCAATAAATGCAAGTGCAAAAAGCAATTCATATTTTAAAAAGGCAAACAAAGATCATGATTTCCTAGTTCTTGGTGAGCCAATCAAGGTTGGACATCACAGCGAGGGGAGACACCGTAAGGCTATTGAGAACGCATGGAACAATACAAGTAAGGCCGTAGAACGCATGGATAGGGCTCAGGAATATGAAAACAAATCGGAACGTCTTGAAGAAGTTGCTAATAAAGTTATAAACCTTTCGATGCCTGAGTGTATAGATTATTTTGAGCAGAAGCTTAATGAGGCAAAAGAATACCACGAAGGTCTGAAATCAGGAAAGTATCAACGTCAACACTCTTATTCTATGGTTTATGCAAATAAGGCTGTTAAGGACCTCCAAAATAAATATGACACTGCTGTTAAATTGTGGGGTGAATAATAAATACAACATACATATATCAAAAGCGTTATTAGGCTGTTTTAAGCCTTTTAACGCTTTTATTTTTTATTAGACAAATAATATACCATAAGTCTGCTAAAGTTTCTTAAAAGAACCCCTAAAAGTGTCTTATTATTAGACACTTTTACTATATTTGCATCATAGCGCATGTGAAGCTGCATGCAACTGACTTTCGGAATTAGTCCGTTGAACGTAAACGCCTGCATGCTATCCACATGTGGGCGTTTTTTTATGTTTAACAAAAATGGAATAAGATGAAATTAACGAATGTCTTAAAGAAATTGAAAACCAACAAGAAGGTAGCGTCTTTGGGTTTCAATCGTAGTGAGTTAAGGAGTATCGCACAGCAGATTTGTGATAATTCAGAACTCGAAGATGACGCTACTGAGGAAGAGGAAAACACGTATATTGAAGAGTCAATAACAGATACGTTGCCAATCCTACAACTCGGCCAGAAGTACGCCAATCGCATAGCCAGCGATAAGGATGGTAATGCTGGTAAAAAATCAAACGAAGATGATGACGATGAAGACAATGCAGACAATGATGATGACGATGATGAATCTAATCATCGTGTAAAGCCTAAGTCTAAAAAGCCAAAATCTGATGACGGTAGCAATGACGGAGAGCCATCTTGGTTCAAAAAGTACAGAGAATCAATGGACCAACGATTTGAAAAAATTGAGAGTTCAAGAACTGGAGACACAAGAAAGTCAAAGGTTGAAAAGATTCTAAAAGATGCTGGTGTTCTTGATAAGCCTTTAGGCAAAAGGACTTTGAGAGATTTCGGTAGAATGCACTTTGAGAATGACGAAGAATTTGATGAGTTCATTGACGAAATTGCAGAAGACGTCGAAGGCATCGAGAGTGACGGTAATGATGATGACGCAGTTGCATCAACATCTAAAGACATCACTCCACCCAAAGGAGGCAAGAAAACAAAGAAGAATGATGTCGCTTCTGACCAAGAGGTAGATGATCTTGCCGGTATGTTCTAATTTAAAATTTTAAAGTTATGGCAGTTGATTATGTCGATTTAAACAATGAAGAAGAGATTATAGACACCTCTCTTGACAACAAGGTGGTTCTTAATGTTCTTGATCGTCTTCACGGTCCTGTTCTGCTTGATTGTTCACTAATGCCAGCAGATGTTACTGTTGTTAAAGCTGGTCATGTTATTATCAAAAAGGATGGTATCATAGCCCCTATGCCCTTGATACAAGATGGTACTGCTTATTCATCTCTTCCTGATGGTTGGAGCTACGCAGGTATTCAATTCAGTTCTAGGGCTAAAAAGAGACCTCTCACCACAGTAGTAACTCGTGGTACAGTAAACGTTCAAGCTGCTCCTTATCCATATACGGATGCAATGAAGGCAGCTTTGTCACACATCATTTTTGAATAATAGTTATGGCAAAATTAAAAAGTGAATTTTATTCTTTCGTGCAGAGATATCTGCCGAAATTCGATAATCTTATAGAAAAGATTAATGAGAAGAGAGCTAAGACGCTTACATATTGGTACAAAGATATGTTGCGCATCGAATTCTCAGACGATGGTAAATGGAGTAGCGGAAGTGTAAACACTACATACGTAGCTGCAGACCTTGTAGATATAGATAGTCCATTGCCAGTTAAGAAACGTGATAGTGTTCAAGTTTCAAACGGTGACTTGCCAATGTTTGGTATGAAGCTTGCGCTTGTTGCAAGTCAAATCAAGACTATCCGCAACATGGTTCGCCGTAACATCATTGGAGCTGCATTACAGCAAAAGCTGATGAACGACAAAGTACGTTGTACTATGGGTATTCAGGAGGCTATGGAAAAGGCTTTCCTTGAAGCTCTTTCTCGTGGTGCAACTGTTATGCGTGATGAGACCCATAAGGGACTTGGTTTGCGTTTGAACTTTAATTATCTGCCAGAGAACCAGTACGTTCCTGTAACAAACTGGGCTACTGTTGATGACCCAGAAAAGCCTACAGCTCTTACTCCTGTTGAAGGAAGTAAGCCAGTAAGCGACATGGTTCGTGTATTGAATGAGCACCCTGATGTTTCGGTTATAATAATATCTAACGAGGCTTTTGATTTACTCCGTAAGTCTGATGAAGCTAAGGAACTTGTTGCTAAGGGCACAAATACAACTATTGCTGATATTAGCACAATTGTAACACCTACGGCATCTGCATTCCAGGCTGCATTTGAAAAGGAATACAGTGTTACTATCAATATTGATAAGAGAATTGTACGAATTGAAACTCCAGATGGTGTGCGTCATAAGACACGTCCTTTCGACATTACAAAGGTTGTATTCCTTACATCTGATCAGGTCGGTGCTCTTGTGTATACTGACCTTCCAGAAGATGATGCTAGCGATCAGGTTGAAGGTGTTCAGTACCAGAAGCCGTTTATCTACGCTTTGATGTCAATGTGGAAAGATAACGACCCATTACGTGAGTTTACATCTATTGAAGCAGAAGCTGCACCTATTATCGAAAATGTGGATGAAATCTACCGCCTCGATATTACAGGAGCACTTGAAGTTGATACTACAGCAGAAGCTACAGATACAGATGATAGCAAAACAACTATCTGGGGAACAGCTTACACCAAGGTTGCCATTGTAAATGCTTTGAAACAGCTTGGTATTAATACGACTGTTGCTGCTAAGGATGCTAAGATTCTCGAATATGTAAACTCTCTCAACTCAGAGAAGCAGGAAGACCTTAAGACTATCCTAAGTGGTGGTACTCCAACAGACCTGCACAATGTAGATGATACTGCTGAGGACGAGACTACCGCAGACTTGTAATCATGAGTAAGACAATTCTTCAAGCCATAGTTGATGATGTTCATTATCCAGTCTCTAGTGGTAATCTTGAAAACAGATTAATCACTAGGGGTTTGGATGGTGATACAGAATTCACTCAAGATATAGCAAACGGCAAAGGGTACAAAGGTGCTCTTGCCGATTGCTTAGTCTCTCTTGTTTACGCTCCTAACTTCACAGAAGGCGATGTTAGTATAAGTCTGTCTGATAAGGACAAGATTATAAACATTGCTAATAATATATATGGAGATATTGGAGAAGATAACAAGATGATTAAATCTGATGAATCAACCGTAGAAATATTGTGATATGCCAGTACTTAAAGTTTACCCTCATGAGATAATTGTTACCACCACAACAGGTGGCACAGATGGTTATACTGATGAAGAAGGGTATTACCACAAGGGCACAGAAGGTAAGACTTCAACTCAGAAGATCGCTTGTCAAGCTGTACCCAGTACTACACCTAACAATGTAATCACTTATGATGACGGTCATCAAGTTGAGTACTCATACTCTGTACTACTAGATAGAAATTGTAGAGAGTTCGTAAGAGGTGAGAAAGTTACTCTTAATCTTCTCAATGGTGTCTCTCACAATTTGACAGTTAAGGACTTTTACCGGTATCAATCAAATGCAAAGTTATGGGTATAAAGTTGACAACTTCGATAAGTGAGATAGATAAGGAACTCTATGAGTTTGAAATGAAGATACATCAAGATATCATCAGAGTATTATCCTATGTAGGTGAGAAATGCGTAACCGAGGCACGTGACAGAACACAGGAAGAAAGCTGGTTTGACCAGACTGGAAACCTACGAAGTTCTATCGGTTATGTTATATATCACAATGGTGTTGAAGTTAAGACTTCGTCTTTTCAGGAAGTTAAGAACGGATCTGATGGTCCTAAAGAGGGTAAAACATTAGCTGAGCAGATAGCATCAGAACATCTTACAGGATATGTATTGATAGTTGTTGCAGGTATGCACTATGCTGATTACGTTGAAGCGAAGGACAATAAGAATGTACTAGCTTCCTCTTACGCTCTTGCTAATTCACTTGTTCCTAAGATGATGAAAGAACTAGAACAAAAAATATACAAATGATAACAGACCAAGAACTAAAAGGATTGATACGCAAGTTCATTGTTTCTAGCAATGCACTTCGTTCGTTGAGTGGTGAAATTATTACCACTACACGGCCAGACAATTCAGGGAAGGAAGATGCTGTAATATCAGTACTTGATAATCACAATGACGAGATACAGCAGGTCACTATCAATGTTAATGTTTATGTTCCTGATATCAACCCAAAAGGATACTACGAGGAAGATGGTATAAGGCTTAAAGATTTGTGCATTATATGCAAAGACCTCTTTGAAAGGAAGAGTTTGGATTTATTGCTGTTCAAAGAATACCAACAAAAGGTATATAAGAACGAAAGTACATCTGAGCACTTTATTAACAATAAGATTATATACAAATTTAATAACGAATAGATTATGAATTTAAGTTGGGGCAAGCCTATTGTTGAGCTTGCAAAAATCACAAATGGAGTTATTGGTGCTTATGTAGCTTCGCCAACACCAACTCAGGATTCAGCAAAGCTTACTCCTACTGCTGGAGATAAGCAGGAAGCTGCTGTTGAAGGTGGGGAATTAGAGGATGTTAAGCAGGGAAAGAACAAGTATGTCTTTGAAATGGATATACGTAAGTCAAAGGGTAAGATAATGCCTATTGAACATACTGATGGTGTTGTACTCCAGGAGTATGCTATGAGACTTACTCCAGAGGATCCGTCTGTCATGGGATTCCAGATTCCTAGATGTACTGTTCATGTTGAGGAATCTTGGAACGCTAAAGATGGAGAGGTATGGAAATATTCTCTTGATGCTCTTATACCTCTTGACGGTGGCAAGAAGTTACGTGAGTATGACGGTAGCCAGACCGCCAAGGTTGTACTTGAAGGTAAAAACTATATGATGACAGCTGCTGTTACAGCAATCAATGCTAATGGTGGTAAGCTAGACAGTACATCTACAGCTGAAATGATTCAGGCTGCATTTGCTGCACTTGCAGCAGATAAGCAGACCGCAGTCATCACAGCACTCGGTGCTGGTTCTTAAAAATATGGGAGATAATATCTCCCTATTTGCGTGCATGGTTCAATTGGTTAGAATATCATTCCTCCAGAATGAAGATGCGGTTCGAGTCCGTATGTGCGCTCTAATTTAAATATTTGAGTATGGACGACAATAGATACAGTAAGATAGCAGAAATGTTCGTCTCAGACGCGATTACTGAGAAACCTATATATTTCTCCATAGGCGAAGAGAAGTTTGAAATCAAGCCTCCATCATTGGGTAAAATGCAGATATTAAGCAAATGTTACCTATCACTCGATATTGATGAAAAGAAGTTCGATAAAGAACCACATCTTGAGGCTATGAGAGTATGCGAAGCACATACAGATGATGTTTGTAGACTTATGTCTGTTGCTACATTCGATAAGAAAGATGATTTGCTAAACGATAATAATATTCAGCTACGTGCAGACTTTTTTAAGTTCAACACAGGACCAACAGAATTTTGTGATGTCGTTCTAGCTCTCATGACACAGATTGATTACGCAAATTTTATCAACTCTATTCGATTGACGAAGACGTTAAGGCAAAACAAGCCGAAATCTCTAAAGTGAGCAAGTCGGGTAGAGATATAGGTGGAAGCTCGCTTTGGGGTAGTCTCTTCGATGTAGTCCTTGAGAAATATCACTGGACTTTCGATTATTTGATATGGGGTATAAGTTTCGTAAATGTTCACATGTTGCTATCAGATTCGATATATCACTCTATAGGCGACGGAAAAACAAAATCAGATAATGATATAATAAATGCAGACGATCCCAACAACTCTGGTAAGTTGAATGAATTAATAAATAACTCTTAATATGTCAGGTTTACACTACGATATTACAGCTAGCAATGACGATTTAATCGCAAAGCTAAGACAGAGCAGAGAAGCTATAGTCAACGGTTCTAAGGATGCCGAGGGCGCAGGCTCTGCTATGGAAGGCATGTTTAAAAAGGCAGCCCTTGCCTTGGGAGCTGTGGGAACTATAGACTTCGCTAAAAATGTTGTATCTCAAGTAGTTCAGATTACTGGCCAATTTCAGCAATTGGAAGTTGCTTTTACTACCATGTTGGGTGGAAGCGAAGAAGCCGCCAATTCGCTCATGCAGCAATTGGTTAAAACGGCCGCAGTCACTCCATTTAATCTTACCGATGTTGCGCAAGGCGCAAAGCAACTTTTAGCTTATGGTATAGAAGCAAAAGACGTAAACAAGACACTTGTAGATCTTGGCAATATAGCATCTGGATTGTCAATACCATTAAATGATTTGGTTTACCTATATGGCACTACCATGGTACAGGGACGAATGTTCACGATGGACCTCAGACAATTCCAAAGTAGAGGCGTAAATCTGCCAGAAGAACTTGCTAAGCAGTTTGGCGTGGCTAAAGAAAAGGTTGCAGGACTTGTTACGGCAGGTAAGGTAACATCTAAAGAGTTCTCGAAAGCAATAGCTTCAATGTCGGAAGATGGCGGTAAGTTTGCTGGTCTGATGGAAAAGCAAAGCGATACTATTACAGGACAGATAAGCAATATCGAAGACAAGATAGATAAGGCAATGGGAGACTTCGGATCTTCTAACAATGGTATTATTAATGGAGTATTAGACGGAACATCTGCCGTTGTTTCTAACTATAAGGAGATAGGTACTGTCATTATGGAACTTGTTGCTACATATGGAACATACAAGGCTGTATTAATAATTGCTACGGCTTTGCAGAAACTCAATAATCTTGTAATGACAGAAGCTGCTGTTCAGATGAATCTTGCAGCTGCATCAGGAATAACTCTCTCTGAAGCTGAATCTGTTGCAGCAGCTCGTTCAGTTTTGTTATCTGGAGCAATGAATAGTGTCACAGCATCAATGACTGTTAATCCTATCACAGCTGCAGCTATAGCTATTGCAGCTTTGGGACTTATTATCTATAAGTGTGCTACATACGAAAATGAGTTTGATTTGGCTAATAAGCGTGTGCAAGAGGCTACTGACGGTGTAACTAAAGAGGTTGTAAAAGAACAAGATAAATTGAATGCCCTAAACGACCAGTTGCAGCAAAACAAAAAAGGTACGAATGCTTGGAAGGCTGCAAAAGATGCAGTAATCAAACAATACGGTCAGTATGACAATAAGCTTTCGCAGGAAATAAACCGTACCGGAGACCTTACATTGAGTTACGACAAGCTAACATCAGCTATACGTAAATCTATATCAGCTCGTAGACTGAAACAGTTTTACGATACAAACTCTGATTCTACTCAGGATGATATAGAGAAGCAGCAAAAGACCATACAGAAATTTATTACTGGTAAATTCGGTCGCAAATATTATAATCAGCATGTTAAAGAGATAAACTCATACATCAATGGTAATGGAAGTCTCAGTAAACAGCTTGTTAGTGATATTGGATATAAAGACGTATTCGGTAGCTTCTTTTGGAGACCATTGCAGAATGCTAGAAATTCAAAAATGGCAGGTGATAAAGCTCTTACTGATTATGAATCAATGAGTGGAATATCTAAGGGTGAAGCTAATGAAATTTTATATGGAATAAAGCCTGTTGGTAAGAATAATCAACCTGTTGGTAATAAAGATAAGGAGTATTACGAGACCCTCAAGAAGAACCTACAGGGTGACCTTGATGCTTTGCCGAAAATAAAGGCTAACATTGGAATGCGTAATAAGCTGATAAAAGAAATCAATAAGGCTCAAGCTAACATTGATTGGTATTCTCCTTCAAAATCAAATCAGGCCGCAAAGAATGCCAAGACAGAAGCTGCAAAGGAAGAAACTGCACTTGAAAAGCGAAATGAATCTATTGCTAAACAACTTGATTTGGCAAGAAAGGCGAAAGACTTACAAAATGAAATTGACGAAACCAATACTGATAAACGTTTTGACATCAGACAGCAAACAATAGATATCAATCCTAACGAGTTCGACAAAGAATTGCACCAGATAAACCTTGATTACGACAAACGTATTGAGGCTAACAGACGTGCAAAGGAAGCTGCAGTTAAAAAGTTACAGGACTATTCTGACCAGTCTTTTGAGGAACGATACCCAGACTGGCGTAAGAAGAACCCTCATGGCAGACCTGTTGTAACAGAAGGTAATCTGTCTGATGAGCAAAAAATGTTATTAGGTGACGATCTTGTTTCTATAGAAAATAAACGGAAATCAGAGACAGATAAATTATATAAGTCGCTCAATGATAAGTATAGAAACTTTGATGTTAAGCGTGCTGATGTCAACAAACAGTATGAAGATGATCGCTCTAATTTAGGCAAGGAATACAACTCTGGTAAATCAGATATGTCTCTTGATGATTACAACAGTAGAATTGAGGAAAGTAAACGTCTGCAAGCAGAAGCTATAAAACAGATTGGTGATGAAGAATATAACGCACTACAGAAAGATGGTGGTGCTATCGCTGAACTGTTTGAGGATACAAGCAACAAGTCGGTCAAAGAAATACAATCAATCATCGACAAGATACAGGTCCTTCTGCAATGGATAAAGGGCGTTAAAGACTCAAACGGTGATTCTACAATAACACATAAAGACGGAAGTAAATCTGTCGTCACAGCAAAACAATTAGGTGATGCTGGTTTTACTCCATCTCAGGCAAACGTTATAGGGCAAGACCCTACTAAGTTGAAGAATGTTTCAACTCAGATCACGAAGCTAAAAGATGAGGTCAACAAGGAAAATCCTTTCAAGGCTCTGTCAAGTGCTATTAAAGATTTCTCTAACAATGAGGACAAGGCTGGTAGCAAGGGCGCAACCTTTGAGGGTAAGATGAAGAAATTAGGCTCTGCTGCAGCTGATGTTGCAGACATGTTTAGTAATCTTACAGGACAGTTAAGCAAGATGTTTAGTGAGGCTGGTAATACTCAAATGGCTGACCTTACACAAGGAGTTGGCGATGTTATGTCGTCTGTTTCTAACATCGGTAAGGGATTTGCGCAAGGTGGTCTAGTTGGTGGTATAGCATCAGCCGCAGGTGAAGCTATCAGTTGGGCAGGTAAGGCTTTCGCAGCAGAATCTAGGCACAAGGAAGCTCTTAAGAAAATACAGCAGGATATCATATCACAGCAGCGCGCATACAATCTTGAACTAATGAAGACCAACCTTGAATACAAGAAGGGGACGACGATATTCGGCACCGACAACTATTCTAAGGCTATCAATGCAGTGTCTGTTATGAAGGATGCCTATTCAGCTCTTAATAATGAGTTGAAGAACATCAATGATATAGAGATTATCACAGGACACAAGAAGACTGGTCTGTTCGGTTGGGGACAAGGAAAGGATGTTTACTCTGATGTATTATCTGTTTATCCTCAGCTTATTAAGTCTAACGGTGAATTTGACGAGACTCTTGCTAAGACAATCCTTGACACCAGAAGAATGTCTGACGAGGATAAGGCTGCATTACAGACAATGATCAACTATGCAGATGAAGCCGAGGACGCTTGGAGTAAGGTTCAGGATTACTTTACAGACATCTTTGGTGAACTTGGAACAACACTATCATCAACATTAAAGAATGCTTTTGTCAACGGACAGAATTATGCTTATGAGTTTGGTGACAGTGTATCAGATATGCTTGAAAACCTTGCAAGCCAGATGGTCTACAGTCTTGAATTCGGTAAAATATTCGAGGATGCAAACAAGGCTTTCCTTAATGTATCAAAAGATAGTAGTATAACCCAGCAAGAGCAGTTCCAGGACTACACAAAGATTATGTCCTCTCTTATGGCTTCTGTTAGTGCAAATGTACCAGCTGCAGAGACTTTGATGCAGCAATGGAAAGAACTTGCAGCGAAATATGGTTTTGACATTTTTGACAATACAAAAAGTAGTAGTAAAAGTTCAAATACAGCAACCGCTGTTACTGCAACACAGGATAGCGTCGATGTACTTAACGGTAGAATGTCTGCAATGGTTCTAATTGAGGAACAGCAGCGCGATTACATACAGATGGTTTATAACACTCTCTTGCTCATGAACGCAGCTAACGGCAATAACCTAGCTAAGATGGAAGAGATAAGAGGATTGGTATATCTATCAACAAGTTATCTTGAAGACATCAAGAAAAGTGCTGCATATTTACCTGGTATCTCTGATAGACTAGATAAAGTAATAGAAAATACTGACTCGTTAACAAGTAGATGATATGATTAAGAAAACATATATACAGATAGGAAACGGAGCAAAGGTAGATATCAAAGCTGCATATGGAGTGTTCTTCACAGCTTCGTCTATCTCTTCTCTCATGACACCAGCACCGATGAAGGCAAGTAGTGAGAATGATAGCAGACTACAGCATGGTGTACGTGATATAGATGGACCTGATTCAGCTAGATTCGACAAGCGTGATGTTTCTTTGGAAATGCACGTTACTGCACAGACAGAAGACATATTCCTATCTAATTACAGTGCATTCTGCAATGATATTCTATCAAAACGATATTTTACGCTCACGACAGATTACATGCCAGGAGTGTATTATAGATTTAGATATGATAGTTGTTCTCAGTTTTCAGAGTGGTTTCTGAAGATAGCAAAGTTTATGCTTAAACTTACAGAGTTAGATCCTACGAACAGGGCAGAAGTAGATTATCATTTAACGGAGAACGATTAATATGAGCAAGATATTAAACCTTATAAGACCAGTACTTGGTACTGATGGAAATGTTACTTATACTTCGTTGTGTAAGTTTCCAATCAATAGTGGAGCGAAGAAGAAGTTTACTTTGGGTAAGGAAGATTACATCAAGGTTAGCTTCTCAACACATGACGAACTGTCTTTGAATATAGGTGATGGTATAGATGACGATGATATTGGCGTTTATAAGCTCAAGAAGAGATATAAGCCTACTTATGATGAAAGCACACATAGCTATAAGTATGACTTGCAGTTTGATTCATATTACATGCTATGGGCTAACATACTCATGGTTTACAATCCTTCTGTCGCAGCAGGAGAATTATCTTTCGGCTTGACAGGTAGACTTGAACTTCATTCAGAGTTATTAAAGAGCAACCTTAAAGCCAATGGCTTTCAATATAGAGGTTTAGACTTTGTTGTAGCTATAGATTCTGCTAATGTAAAGAATGAGGCTAAGCTTGTTGAGTGTGACGGTACTGACATTATCTCATATCTCAACACCTTATGCGACAAGGACCACTTTAATTGCGAATGGTGGGTCGTTAAGAACATAATATACTTTGGCAAATGTGAGTATAATAATACAACTAATGATGTATATTACAACGATGTTGAATTTGAGATAGGCAAGAACTGCAGCTCAATGAAGGCTAACGAAACGCAAGATGAATTTGCTAATCGTGTCTATGTATTTGGTGGAACTAATAATATCACAGGAAGATACAGGAAAAAGCTTATTTATAAGGTCTCTGATGTTGTTGCCTACAATTCAACACAGAAGATTATTAAAGACTCTTCAAGGCCTTTATTTGCCTATTATTTCAAGTCACAGGAAAAGGCTAACAAATCTTACTCTGTAACTAACAGTGTAGGATATAATGTTATACACAATGGAGTCCAAGCCAATGACTTCCATGTTATGTTTGACTTCAATAGTTTCCCTTGCGGTGGTTTGATAGACTTCTCTGGCATCAAGTGTGGTATACAGTTATTTGATGCTAATAACAAAGTTGTTGCTCCTAGTAGTACATTCAACTATACTCTTGATATATATGTTGTTGGACAGAAAAATTCTGTGCCTACAACTATTAATCACCTAACGAAGACTGGAGCAGTAGCAGACTTGACAAAGCTCACTGATACAATATCTATATCAGATGAAGATTGTAAGGGCTTCGCTTTCCCGTACATATCGTTTAACTTTAGTACAGATATAGATGCTAGTACTTATACGAACATAAAGAGAGCTGTATGGAACTTTAGCGGTAATGCTTTATTCAGTTTAAACAGTCCAGTTATTAACACGAAATTGAGCTATAACGGCTCTGTATATGATGTTGTTATCAATCATGATAACAGCAGTAGTACAGACATGAATATACTTCTGCCTGCTGGATTGTCTATACCTGTGCTTGGAGAATATACACTACCTAATATCATTACAGGTAAGGTTCCGTCTTCTCAATTCACTGCAGCAGAAGGAGAGACTAATAATGATTTGGTGTACCAAGGAACTATACAGAAGAGATTGATGCTCCCTGTAGGAACTCCGTACATACAGACAGATAAGAACTTAACTCCTGAGCAGATAAAGATTGCTATCCTTACTTATGACGATATATACCCACGTTTCAGCGGTCAGAAGATAACTAGTGTCAGTAGTGTAGATCACGAGGAAAAGGATGGAAACGGTGATATCACTGCTAAATATCCAATATATACAGTTGGAGATAAGAATCTTGTATTTGACAAGAACTGTATCTTGGAGAACACAACTCCGATGATTATCTTTCAGACAGGTTTGCTTGCTGGTAATTCGCTCAGTCTTACATATCTAGGCACAACCAACGGAGAAGCACAGTTTAGAATTGAGCATGACGATAAACTTGACTTACCTAATAGTATGGTTAAACCTACTGTAGGTGATGAATACGTGTTGTATAACATAGATACATCTTATTACTTCGCAGATGGTGCTGGAACTCTTGAAGATAAGGCTGAGCAAGAACTGTTTGAACAAGGAGAGAAAGATGCAAAGGATATCCTAAATCTCGAAGACACTTTTGATTGCTCCATGATTAGTGACGTCATGAAGCGTGGATCTATCAGTTATCAAGTAGGACAGAAAGTAACATTACGAAATAATAATTACTTCGCTGCCGGTACACGTGATAGTCGAGTTATCGGATATGAAATTTGTCTTGACAAACCTTACGACAAGCCTGTTTATAGCATAGGAAACAGCGTAAAATATAGCCTAGTCGCAGATTTGGAAAACAAGATAGAGAAGCTAAAGTTTAATGGTGGTACATACTATGGTGTCGCTGGTGGCTCTAATAGCTCATCTTATTCGATTTACGTTGTTAATAAGTCTGATACTACCAAGTTATCAGACACAAACGTTATGTCGTCTCTAAGGGCAATACAAGAGTTAGATGATAGAGCGTTGTCTAAGCAACATGACGATCGTACTGAGTATAATCTAGGAGTTGGCAAAGATTTAACTGTAGATGGCAAGGCTACCATTTCAGAGCTAATTGCCAAAGCGTTATCTGTAGCATCGGCTACGATAGTGGACCTTACTGCTACAACCTTAAAGGCTACTTCGGCTACAATATTAGGTGCTTTGACGGCAGCGACGGTTTCAGCCACCACCATGACGGCTAGCACCTTTATTGGAGACTTGCAAGGTAACGCTGCAACCTCTACTAAGCTAAAGACTCCTATAAATATTCTAGGAATACCATTTGACGGCTCTACTGATTGTAATGGTAATGCAAGTATCACAGGAACATTGGGAGTTGGTGGTGCTCTTACTTCTGCTATAATACATTCTACCACGATAGATGCAACAACATTTATAGGTGCGCTTCAAGGAAATGCTATGACTGCTAGTAAGTGGAAAACACCTATTAAGGTCTGGGGGCAAAGCATAGACGGGGGTGCGGATGTAAATGGTACATTCATGCTTGATGGAAACATAAATAGCGTATTTGATATATTCAACGACGCTAATATTGTAAGGTTGCAATCATGGAATAATAGAAAGTTACTTTTAAATCCCTTAGGCAATAATGTAGGTATTGGGATTACAAATCCAAATTATAAATTAGATGTAGCAGGCGATATAAACTCACTTACAGTTGTACGAGCAGCTGTAGGGTTTTCAATTACTAACAATTTATCTATAGACACCGGTACTACTTATGTTAGAATGCAATCTGTTGCTAAAGACATAAGTTTAAACCCCGCTGGATAT